ACCCATAGCCAATCGACTCTCTTCCGTCTGGATGTTCTCTGAGCGACGGGCATCTTCAATCTGACCCAAGGCCTGATTGAGTTTTTCCTGGGCGTCAGCAATCTTCTCGACCTTCTCGCCGTAAGCCTTGGTCCCAACCTGACCGGCTTTACCAAGGTTGACCAAGGCACTCGGAGAAGTCCCTGACATGGCAGCAAGGCTGGCCTCAAGCAGGGCCTCGTAACCAGCACGAGACTTGCGATCACCCAATTCGGTCTGCTGCTCCTTCAGGCGCTTCTCGCGCTCCTCGCCGAGGATTCCGCGCCTAGCAACAGCTTCGTCAAACTCTTTGCGGTAAGCCTGAATAGCCTCTTGCTCTGCCGCAGCAATGCCTTGCTCGCCTTTGCGCAACTCTTCGCCAGCAGCGTCAATCCCACTCAGCTTGCGAAGCTGACTCATGTACTGCTGCGCAGCGGGAAGCAGGGCCACTCCAGAACCAGCGGGAGCCTTGGCTCCTCCGCCAAGTGGCGCTGGACCTCCTGCCGCCCCTCGACCGGACGGCCCTGTATATGGGGATAGCCCATACGAGGCCAGTGTGTCTTGGCGAGCCAGCCTTGCAGTCTCTGCTGCGGATTGGTCTGGCGCCGCCGCGTAATCTACTGGCGGCCTCATCGAGGCTGTGATTGGCTGAGACTCAAGCTCTGCAAGTCCTGCAGCAGTGTTGCCTGACCGTGGCGCTCCAAGGGCGTTCTTGTACGCAGCCATTTCTTCTGCGCGGCGCTTCTGCCTCTCTCGGTAAGCAAGCCACTCCTCGGCTGGGGCGCTGGGGTTTGGCGTGTCGTCAGGGTTGCGGTATGTGATCTCCGGGCCGCCCTTGATTCCGGCGATAGCGCCAGGAACCTCTTCGGCGGCATTCAACAATGTCCTGAACCCCATCATCTCAGGGCGCCAGTTTCTAACTTTCTCTGACCATTCTTGCGCCATGCGCTGACCAGACGTACGAGGAACTTCTCCTCGATCCGCAAACGCAACGATCCCGCCATCTGCCATGTCAGCAACGTTGTCTGGAGCGATGGTTGCAATGCCCACATTTTCAGGGGCCATACCCGCAATCACTTGGTCCGCAACCGGCGCACCTTCCGGCATCGGCTGCGCCTGTGCGGCACTGCGCATGGCCTGACGGCGATTGGATTCGGAGACGGCCAGCGCCAAGGAGTATGGGTCACTCTTGTTCATGGCCGCAAACTGCTGCAGCGCCTGATCCGGCATGGATGCCAGCTTTGCGGAGAGTGCTTGTACGTTCAGCATGGCAGGCCCTTACTTGATCTTAGACACGGCAAGCTCTGCAAGACCAGCGGGAACCTCGCCGCCTTTTGCAAATAGCTTGCTTCCAGCGTACATCGCACCACCGAGTCCAGCAAGCTGGGAAACAGGAGATGCACCAGGGTACACCGTGCGGGTGGAGCCGCCAGCGCCGCGCAGCAGGTCAGACAAGAAGCCAATCTGCTGGTATGGATAGTCGCGCTGCGCCTGGAAGTCAGAGTAACGTTGGTTGAGGATGTCCTGGACCGCCTGACGCTGCTGACCACCGAGTTGGGCTTGCTGCTCAGTGATACCCATCTGCTGGCCGAACTGCTGCTGGCCCAACTGTCCGAGCGTACCTGCCGCCTGACCGGCAAGGCCGAGTCCTTGGAAGCGCTGTGCTTGCTCTTGGTTGAACTGGTTCTGTGCCTGCTCAAACGCAGTCTGGTAGCCCTTGGCGCGGATGTCGCCAATCTGCCCCATCAGGTTTTTCTCGCGCTCAGCCCGCATCAGGGCGTCACGAGTGCCGCCAAAGGCACCACGACCGACAGCTTCTGCAGCTTGCTGCTGCCCCGCCATACGGGACTGGCGCTGCGCCGCATTGATCTGCGGGGCCAGAGCGTTCTCCATGAACGGAGACATGTAGGACATAGCCGTTCCAGGGGCGCGGAACGTCTGCTGGGCAAGACCGCCAAGACCTGCACCCAGGGCAAGGTTAGACGCTGGAGCGAGTTGCCCTGCAACCTGCTGCTGGCCTGCTGCGTTATACGCCTGCTGCTGCAGGGGGCTGAACTGAGCGACGCGTTCGCCTGTATAGGCTTGATACGGAGCCTGGGTAAGAGCTTCTGCCTTACCGATCATCTCCATGAACGGCTGCTTGGCGTACTCCGGCACGTTGGACGAATACGTCGTCGCAGTGGTATTACCGCCACCACCGCCACCGCCGCCACCGAAATCAATGTGCGCTAGGCGGATGCCGTCTCGGCTATAGCCTTCAAATTTACTTGGAATCCGCATCTAAGTGCTCCTTGCGGTAAGCGTCGAATCGCTCGTGTACTACCGCTTTCCACATTTCGGGGATGTGCTTTCGCGCCTCTTCCTGCCCAACGCAGACATGAATGGCGTATGCAATGATGTTACCAGCGGCGTAGCGAAGTGTGTGCGCTATCTCAACACCGTGCGGGTCTTTTTCCCGCTCAAACTTATTTGCCGCCTCGTAGGATGAGACGATACTCAGCCACATCGGCAGGATCTGGTCCTGTATTGAGCGATAAAACGGGTTGGCTGGGAGGTAGACCAGCGCGATCAGGAAAGCATTGTTGAGTTCCTGCTCAGGCACCCTGCGGTCTCCGTCCACCATGTCGTCCCATGCGTGAGCCATATCCACAAACATGCGGTAGACATTGAGGGCATCTTGATTGCCCCCGAACCACTCCAGCTTTCCGGCTTTGCTGTCCATCACGCCACCGCGTTCGGGTTGAGCTTGCGCTGCTGCGTCGTCTTGCCGTGGGCCTGCTTACGCACCCGATCCATCATGGCGTAGAGCTTCTTGGCGCCACCCGCACGGGCGACTTCTCGCGGCCCCATGTAGGCTTCATCTCGGGCTACAGCAGCTTTCTGCTTGCCGTCGATGTGGGTCTTGATGGAATCGCTCATGCCGTCGCCGGGGCCTTTGATTGGCTTAGCGCCGTACTTTTGGGCCAGCTGCTCTAAACCGGCAGAGGAACTGCCATTGCCCAGCGCGCTCACTACGTCGGCAGGGACCACAAACCCCCCAGCTTCCATACCGCCCCCAGCGGCGAAACGCTGCTCGTCCGGGGACTTGGGTTGGCCTTGGGTGAAGTCGAACCCCCCTGCAGCGAGGCTGGTAATGCCACCTTGGGCGAAACCGCCACCGTAGTCATACTGCAGTGGGGACGCGCGCCATATTGCTTCCCATGGGTTTTGTGGCGCTGCTGCTTCAGGCATACGAATAAATGAACCTGTAGCTGCATCGTAATAATAAGCAGGACGCCCCGAGGTGGATTCTGCGCGAGGGGTATATGTTTGCTGGGCAACTGCGGCAACAGGGGCGCGGCTGCTTGGCGCACGCCCCATCAGGTAGTCGTAAGCGTCTTTGCTTTCACCCGTGTTGCTATATGCAGGGGTCTGTGCAGCCCCGCCTTCGGCAAAGCCAACTATTCCCCCGCTGGCCATGGCCGTGAAGGTAGGATTGAAATACGTACGCTCGGATGTGTATGCAGCGCCGGGAGTGTAGGTGCCGCCCGTATAGCCACGGTCGTAGCGATACTTCTTGTACTTGACTTGCTCTTCCTCCGGCGCTCCGGGCGGTGGCTGGGTCATGTAGTCGTAGATCGCCGGGGCAGCGGCCATACCGACCGTCTTAGCCATGGGCATAAACCCACCAAACGCACCGGGGATAGCCTCCGGGTTTTGCGCCAGATTGGCGATGCCCTGACCCACGGTGCCGATACCCGGTGACATAGCCCCTGCAGCTTCTTTTGCGTTCGCCAGCACATTGATGGCGTCTGCGCCAGGGGCGTTTGCAGCAGCCAGGACTTCGGGAGTAGCCGCCGTAGCGCCTGCCTGCGCCAGCCCTTGGGCCAAGTTAGCCCCGCCGTACCCGCCAAGCCCACCAGTGACGGCACCCATCAGGGGGTTCTTCTTGTTCTGCATAGCGCCAGTCAAGGCCCCAACTGCAACGCCGGAGCCCGGCAGGAAGAAGTTAGCCGCAGCGCCAAGCAGCGTTGGCAGGAGGCTGGACAGAATGCCCGCTTCAGGTAAACCCGTATGAGGGTTGATCGTGAGCGACCCGCCATGCGCCATAGCCAGTTGCTGGAGTCCAGCAATCTCGCCCTTTGTCATGTGGATCAGTTCGGTGTCTTTCCCCCTGCCTTTAGAGGCTAGGTGTTGTGCTGCAAGCTGTAGGCTCATTGTTACGCTCCAAATATTCTGCCGCTGCACGCAGCAAGTCAGGGTTATCCTTGAAATACCCTATACCAAGATTGCAAGTTGAGCACAGCAGGCCACGAACGGCTTTATGTCCAACTTCATGGTCATGATCTATGAACAGCCGCTTGTTATTTTCCTCGATGTGAGGAGTTTTGCAAATGGCACACGCATGGTTTTGAGCTTCAAGCAGCGCAGCATAACCTTTTCGCGTTAGCCCATATCTTGCGGCAACACGCTCCCTATTCCTGCGCAGCTTGTATTCTGGGTCGGTACGATACTTGTTGTTTATGTACTTTCTTCGAGCCAGCGCTTCTTTCTGTGCAACTTCCGGGTTTTCCAGGCGCCGCTCCCGTGCTCGTTGAGCCCGCTTTCTGTCGTTCTCTCGTTTTTGCTCGGGATCTTTGTACGGCATGGGTTGGTTGATTGTAGTCCCGCTACAGGTTTGAGACAAATGTCACCGTCGCCACAATAGACGGCGCACCGGGGGCTACGAATGGCGTTGTGATAGCGGGCAATGCGTCGAGCGTGACCTGCGTGGAGTTGGTAGACCACCAGAACTCAACGAAATCGTTGGCTGCTAGCTGCACAAAGAAGTTTGCCGCGATAACGTGATGGCCCGGCTGGCCGCCGTGCACGCTAGGGACAGTGGTTACGCTGTTCGTGTATGGTACGTCTACCGCCGCGCCAGTTCCCGCTCCCTGGCGGAGCCAGATTGCGGCATCATGCGCCTGCACATCTGCGTTTGTAAGCTGTGCACTGAACTGAATGTTGTACACCCCATCTTGGCCCACGTGGAATCCGTCTCCCGCCGTGTAGTAGACGTTGTTGGCGTAGTCCGTATTTGAGAACGACACCCGCGTTGGTGTGTTAATCGCGGCAACGGACTGTACAACTTGGCTTGAGAACGCCCCGTACGGATTGTTGATGTACTTGCCGCCATTCGCTCCCACCAGCGTGTTCAGGTTCCCCCCGAGCCGGTTGAAGTACAGCCGCAGAATGTCCAGCAGTTGGTCCTGATACTGTCGCTCGTAGGTATTTGTGGCGGTGGGTAGTCGCGGAGGGGCTACCGGGAGGATGTTTGCCATTACGCCCTCCGACCGTCAGGACGGATGCTCAAGCGCGGAACGCCAAGCTGCCACTGTGTACCTACCGAGTTCGACTCGATCTTGAACGCCATCTGACGCCCGCGCCCGCGCACGTAGATGATGTCTGTGAAGCGCTGCACCGTGTGCGTACGGGTGCTTGCGTAACTGTTGGCGCTGATGACATCCGGCGAGGCCGCGGTGTTGTACCCAGAACCCGGGTTCTGCCTCGGGAGAAGCTGCATCGTGACTTCAGGAGCAACTGATTCAGACCCATCAAAGTTCACATCCGGGATCATCTTGTCCACGAACATGTAGCTGTCGCCGTCGCCCAAGTCAAAGTCACTGGACTGCACGTACGCATGGATAGGACTTGCCGGAGTGGTAGTGCCGTCGTCCACGCCGTTCTCGTGGTAAAGCAACTGCCCGTTGTACCCGGCCGCCGTAGGGTAATCCCTAAGCGGGGAGTCCAGCCAAGCGGTGCGAGCCATGGTGCCGTAAGCCCAAGCCTGTTCAAGATAGTTGTACGTGACGTAGCGGTCTACCGTGGTCGAGCCCGCCGAGCAATAGAACCACCAGATTTCGTTGAAGCCTTCGTTTGTGCCCGCGAAGAACTGATAGCCCTGTCCAAGGTTGATGTTGTTGAACACGTATTGCCGCAAGGTGCATGGCAGGGGCTCGACCCGACCCGCATAGGCATAGAACTTATCCACGCCCATCCAATAGGCGATACCGTTGGCTTGCGCCACGACATTAGGCCCTGCCAGCGAGATGTTATCCGCCAGGATATTGAACCCCCAAACGTACGGCGGCCCGAGATACTGCATGGAGTAGAGCGCGGAATCGGTCCACACCAAAAACTCTTGTCGAGCCTGAATCGCAGTCTTGATCTCGCTGCCATGGCTCAGACGGTAGCTACCGGCTTGGTTGGTGACTTCAGGCGTCCAGACGTTGTAGTTCTCTTGGTCGGACCAGCGGATCAGCATGGGGTCTTTGGTTGACTCCCCGTAATCGTTGCACCCGAAGGCCAGAATGAAGCGAGAGGCGTCGGAGACTTCAACAAGCGTGCTCACCGTGGGGCAGTCGGCCACCACCAGTTGATGCGTGCCGGATTGGGTGCCTGTTGTGGTGATTGGCGAGCCGCCATATGAAGACGCGAAGTTCGCAGTCGTACCGGATACGTTGACCAGATAGTACGTAGTTCCCGCAGTCATACCCGTTGGCAGCGTGCCATTGGTGGACGGAATGAACGTGGTGTTCTCCGCCAGCGTGTTTTCCAGCGTAATGACGCCAGGAGTGGCGATCGTCACCGTGAACGTCTGCTGCGTCAGGCGCTTGGCGCGTTGGAAATTGTACGAATCGCTTGGATCTGCTGCCCAGTAGTAGATGCCGCCGTAACGCGGATTGAAGATGAAGTCCTGCCCGTAGTTGCTGCCGCTCCAGAGTTGCGCTTCCGCGCTGATCTCAGGTGAAGAAGTAAACCCCCATGACCCAGCACCCCAAGTACCGGCACCCCAGCCAACCTCAGAATAGGAGATGTCTGGCCCCGGGTTGATTTGAAATGCTGCTACGGACGCCGCTCCCCCGCTTCCGCTGTCGCTTGCGTTGGCTGTTGCGGAGACTTCGAAGGTGAAGGTGTTAACACCAACCGAGATGATTCGGTGCTCCGCGCTGAGAATGGCGGCTGTGATATTTCCGCCAAGTGACGCAGCCCCGCTAATCGTGACGAAAGCTCCCGCCTTGGCGCCATGCGACGCACAAGTCGCCGTTATCGTGGAGGAGCCGCTGGTCGCAGAGAAAGTGACGCCTCCAGTCAGCGTGGTGTAGCGAATCGGAGTGATGTCGTAGAAGCTACCTCCAGTACCCGCCTGGATGTACATCTTGGAGTTGGTGCCCGTGCCTAGCAGGTTCATCCCACGCAGCGTGACCCAGCCCCACAGGAATCGAGCGATGCCCCAGAAAGAGCCCGTAGTGGGTTTGAGCGCTGCCTGCGCTTGACCAGGGTCTACCTTCCAGCCTCCCATCTTCTCCACGGTCCCAGAGCGAAACCGAATCTTGTCGCACTCAAACCAGCCGCCTTCGCCAGCCAGCGTCGTGTTGTCGCGTTTTACGCCGGGGGCGAGTTTGAGTTTCTGCAGTGGCACGCTCTATCCTTCAGGTAACGCGGGTCCACTCCGGCTTGCCAGCACCACGACTGAAGTGGGGCAAATCGACCAAAGTCCTGCCGTTCCCGCCCCACGAGTTTAATGGGTGCAGCGATTCCCAGAAAGCCCCCAGCGGTGCCAATACCTTCTTATCGCCAACCAGCTTGCCCTCTTTGAAGAAGTTGAGGTCAATGGCAAGTCGGGACAGATGCAGCGAGTTCATGGTCTTGCTGCGCCCGGTCTTCAAGTAGATGGCCTGCTGCTCAGGCGAGCGGTACAACTCACCGGCAGTGACAGTGAATCCCAACTCGGCGGCTTTCTGGATCAGCTTGGCCGCGTCCTGCAGGAAGGCGGCTTGCTCGGCTACTAGGCTCATTGCTTACCTCCACTCAGCTTGCTGATGGTCTCGTCCTTGCTCCGGCTGCTACGCGTGGTACCAAACTCAAAATTGTAGATGTTGTCCAAGTACCCAAGGAAGCGCCCGAGCACCAGGGTGAAGATCCCCTTGACATACTCGTTGATGCCCTGATCCTGCCAGACGATGTAGACCATGCCTGCGATCATGCAGACGGCCAGCAGAAACATGAGGTCCGCGCGGTAATTGTGGGTACCCGCCTTGATGTAGGCAGCGTCGCGTTCGCGCGCAGACTTGCGATCATCGACTTCGATACGGAACTCGTCCAAGGACAGCTTGTTTTCTTCCAGCCGAATACGCAAGAGTTCTTCCTCGTGCTCAAGCTCGTACTGGCGCAGCTTGGTGATGTCTTCCTGGGAGAGCGGCTGATCCAGGCTGACGCCCGTCTTCTCTTCGATCCAGTCCTTGCCCTTGGCAAGTGCCGCGTTACTCAAGAGGTTGAGCCCTTGCGCGAGCAGCGGTGCGATGAGGGCAGCGATCATTTGAACCTCCGCAGCTTATAGAGCGTAGACAGGAACTCCGCGACGATCTCATCGACGATGTTCTGCAGGGGGCTGTCGTCGCCGATGGACTTCTGGCGCATACCCTCGACGGCCTTGAGGTACTTCTCAAGCTGATTGGTAATATTTCCAGACTCAGGGTCGAGGTACGGGATATCCAGCTTCTCGTCGGGATGCCGCCCTTGGTAGGCTTCCGCAAGCGAGTCGGCCAAGTCCACGACCTTGTCGTAGAAGTCGCCGAGCGCCATGTGCGCTGCGAGGCTGGTGGTGTTCAGATGCTCTTTGTGCGCCGCATCACGGGCCAGGAACAGGACGGCAAGGAGGTTGTTCATACGTGCTTACCCGTGGGGTCGAAGTCGTCGAGCATATCGTCTGCGAACCAAAGCGTGAACCGTTTGCGCCAACCATCAGGCCCTGCCGCGTACCGCTTGAGCCGGTACGTTACCGTGGCTTCTCTGGGAAGATCGAGGAACGGGATGGTTAGTAGGATGTTGCAGAGAAGATCCACCAGCAGGCCAACGATGAGGATGGGGTAGCCGAACCACAGGGCAGGCTTGGAGAGCGTCTTGGCACGACGCGCCCGGTCAAGGTTTGCTACTGACAAATAAAAAACCCACAACGTATACAAACTAGCTGCGGTTATCACAAAATACCAGCCTATAAGTTTCAGTAGCTCAGCCATGGAACAAACTCCTTATCTGAATTAAATTTGTTAAGTTTTGAGCGATTAACTTTGTCTGGTATCACTGAAAAATTGCTAAACACATGCAGCCCACTAACAAACTTCCCCCTCAGCGGTATTATGTGGTCTATGGCCCAGCGAACTCCAGTGCTACTTTGCCGAAGTTTTTTTAAGTTTTCCGCTTCTGATAGCACCAAATCTGTTAGCTCTTTCATCCACGGCACCGCCGCTTTTGTGCTGCGAGCCCTTCTTTTTGCACTTTTGCTGCGAGAGATTTCCGGTCTGCGTTTAGCGTATTCACGCATGTCTTCGATTCGCCGATCTCTATGCTTTTCATATGCCGCCTTACGTTGAGCGGCAAAGTATTCTGGATTGCTTGATGCCTTTGCTCTGCGATTTGAATTGTAAGCATCACGAACAGCTTGCGGCGTATTTCTGTTCTGCTCTCTTAACTTTTGTCGATTGCGCTCTCTATACTCAGCATGGTACAAATCAAGGCGCTCTTTGTTGACCAGCAACCACTTTTTTGCGGACTCTGAAACCCTAGACTTGTTCGCCCCCACCCATTCTCTGTGTTGCTTGTACCTACAAGCCTTGCATAATTTGCGCCTGCTTTTGCCAACAAGCTCAAACATATCCTCTGGCTTCTGGCACAAACAGAGGCGGCATTGCAGCACAGTCACAGCTGCTCCCGCAGCGCGGCAATCTGCGCATCGACGCCCGTGATGAAAGCGGTGTCACCAGACAGCAGCGCCTCGCGCAGCCGACGAGGCGTGATGCTGGCTTCCAGAGTAGCGATCTGGGCTTTGATGGCTTCCTTGGGGTCGGGTTGAGGCTTAAGGGCTTCAACTTCCTCGTCCGTAATAAGGAACGATCCAGCCGGGAGCAGGTAGGCAAACGAATCGTCGTCAAGGAAGTGGATGCTGTTGTCAGGTGCTTTGTAGTGCATGATGGTTCCTTAACGAAGTTCTGTCCAAGACAAAGCGCTTGCACTGGTAGAGGCTGCGGAGTAGCTCGCTCCCGCTGGAACAATGCCATGAATGCTTGCTTTTTGCCCAACAGCAGGAGTGGTCGCAATTGCTCCAATCCCGTTGATGGTAAGGACTAATTGGTTGCCCGCAGAAGTAACACTTAGGCTGACAAAAATCGGCTTGCCCGTTGTGTTGTAGTAAGTGGTGCTTAATGCGCGACTTGCTGTCACATCCTGCCAAGTCTGCCCATACCCAAGCGAAGACATCGCAGCCAGTGCCTGACCGCCAGTCCCTTGGATCGTGCTCGGTGCAGTAGCCCAGGTGCCCGCAGTGGCCTCGGTGATGTCGATGAACCCGACAACCCGGTAAGCAACAGAAGTGCGTCCAGTGGTCGAGTAGACCGTAGACGCCGAAGTAGCACCGCTGCTGATCGTCGTGGTCGTGAGTAGGTTGGTCTCATCAAGCCGAGTGCCGCCTGCAATGTTGACTACTGCAAGTTCAATGGTCCCTGCGTTGTTCAGGGCGATGACTACCAGCCGTGCAGCAGTCGCGTTGACCGTGCCAAGGGTGGCAGATGCGGGAACCGTCAGGGACAGCGTAGTGCTGTTCTGGACTACGGATACAGCACCAGAGCCAAGGGCCGTGGATCGAAATGCAAGGGCGCAAGCACCGAGGGTGATGGTGAGTGCATTACCTGCCACCGAGGCAGATACCGGCATGAGTTGAGGAGTAGCCGCAGAACCCTGCACCGAGTTGTCTGGGAACTGGACACCTAGAGTGCCGTCGAAGATTGTGGTCATGGTGTTCCTTTAGGCTGCGGCGATTAGGATGCCTTGGAAGTAGTCGTATGGCTGCGAGGGGATGGTAGTTCCCCCAGTTTGCAGCCAAATGAAGGCTTCTATGTAATCAGTTGATCCGTTGCAATAGACCAGGCAGCTACCAACTGTTATTACGGTAGCCGTTGCTACTGTGTCCATCAGCCCCCTAATCGCTGCTCCGTTTTTGTACACAAGTAATTGAACTTCTGCGCCACGCGATACAGACGGAGGATTGAACCCAACAGATATTTGGTAATACCCAGCCACAGTTGGGGTGAACCTAGAGTTTGTAGTGTCGTAGTTTGAAGTGGTGTCAAATTCTTCCGATTGAAACAAAATCTTGGTCGCCGTAGTGCTGGCGATTGTTTGCGCAGAACTCTGATAAGCACTAAACGCAGGCACACCCTTCTGAGTCCTCACCGGCGTAGCACTGGCGTGATTGTCTGGTTCGAGTTCGTGACAGGAGCAGCAATGGTGACGGTGCCAGTGCCCGTGGCGGGGGCTGAGTTAACTAGTGTGGTCATTTAATCAACCCTCGTACAAAATGTTCACGCTGCCGGCATCGAAGGTGTCGGTGCCGTTGACAGTGGTGATACGGAGACGGTCTAGGGTGCCGGAAAGGGCGATAGATCCGGCCATTGAAACAACACCAGCCGCTGCAATTAGAGTGCCGGCTGCTACCCAGGTATTACCTGAGATATTCGTCAGCGTCATGGCCCCGTGCCGAATATCTGCTGCGCCGTTATAGACCGTTCCAAACCCCGAGCTGTAAGCAGCAGAGATGATCGCCGTTCCATTAGCTGCATATGCGGCGGCAGCGTTATATCCTGATGCGGTTACAGACCCGCTTCCGAGTTGAACCTGCACCACGCTTCCCCCATTCGTACTCACCCCATTCAGCATCACCGTAATCCGCTTAACCCAAGACGGAATAGAGGTGAAGTCAATTGAGGTGCCAGAGGTCGTGTTCTGTGCAGTAGACAAGACCATGCGAGGCATTGCCACGCCGTTGTAGGTCTGCACTGCTGCTGCGTCAGTGCCTGAGTTTGTGACACCGGGTGTTGTGACTCCTGCGGTGCCGTCAATGATTACAGCCATCTATTTCTCCGATCAAAGAACCGCCCAGCGTGAGCCGGAAGGTATAGAAACCGCCACACCGCTATTCACGGTGATAGGGCCAGTTGACATGGCGTTCTGCCCGCTTGGGATGGAATAGCTGGTGGTTACCGTCTGACCATTCTGCACAAAGACCGCATCAGATCCTCCGCCAGTTGCGCCGCCACCAACGCTACTCCAGGCTGACCCCGTGTAGCCCTCAAACTTTGAGATGGAAGTGTTGAAGCGCAGGTAGCCTGCAGCGGGTGAGGCGTCTTGCTGTCCCGTAGTGCCCGATGGCACAATGAGTGACCCGGTAGCTCCCGTACGTTCACCGAGGTTAATAAGGGCCTGCGCCCCGGTGGTAGCGCCAGTACCCCCGTCAGCTACCGCAACCGTATAGGAGAAGGCTGGCAAGACGTTGGTGCCGTCACAGTACAACGCCATGCGCTGACCGTTGGCTACCGAGACCCCCGTGCCTGCACTGGTCTTGAACGTGATGGCAAAGCCGCCGGTCGTGTTGTTCGACACGAAGTACAACTTGGAGCTTGTCGGGCAGATGACGCTGCGGGCTGCAGTCAGGGTGCCAGAGAGCGTGATGAACATGCTCCGGGCTTGGTCCGCTGCCCCGTTGGCCGTGGTCAGGGTGTAGTCCGCGTCCGTCATGGTGACGGCGGCAGTCCCGGCAATCGAGGTGTCGGACAGGCTGATGAATCCGTTTACGAGTGTGTCCCCCCACGTCCCTGCCAACTCCCCTTGGACAGGCTGAACAAAGCGTAGGTTTGTGGTATACGTACTAGCCATTTTTAATCCTTACACTGGAATGTTTGTCCAGCTTTGCGCCGAATCGGTGCTGATGCTACTCCACGAGTTGCTTGGCGCTGCGGGTACGTTCTGCCAATTCTCCACCGGGCTTGTCGTTGCGCTACTCCACACCCCGCCCGCAGCCGATGGCACATTTTGCCAGCTTGATGTCTGCGTGTCATCTATAACTTCCCACAACAGGCATATCGACACATAGTCGAGTGCCGTTGCTGCAGCGGCAACCGTCGCGCCAAACGCCACCTGGGAGAATACGGTATCAAACGCCGTGGATGCCTCGGCCACTCCTGCGGCAAACTCCTGCGCTGCAGAGACCTCATCAAAAACGGCGCTCGCGTCCGCTATGCTGGCCTGGAAAGTTGCCGCCGCGTTGAGAATTTCTTGTGCTGTGGCTTGGTTTGATGCGGCGGACTGGTATATGGTACTGGTGGTACCAACGTCCTGCCCGGTCGCGCTGTTCGTTACTGCGGAGCCAAACTGAAGACGAGTGCTGGCAGTGTCTAGTGCCGTGGCCGCATTGGCTACATCAGGTATGTAGACAGACCCACCCCAGGCGGCTTGGCCCCAATAGCCAGAACCCCAGCCGCCGTCAACCATGATTACACCGCCGTCAGATTGAATGTGTACGTGAGGTTGATGACATCACCACTCACCACTTCACGATCCCCGGGCGCAGAGAAGTCCGCCGCAGAGAACAGAGTCCCAGTGGTGCCTCCCTTGGTGTTATCCGTACAGAGAAACGCCCCACCGACCGTATTGATGGCATTCATGTTGAACACAGCAACAGACGCCGAGTTGCTGATAACCGAAGGGCTAGCGGCAGTTGCCGCACCAAAAGTAGCTGCAGGGCGTGTAGCGTTGCTGTACCCAGTGATTTCTGTCCACCCGGCATGAGACGCCATCGTGTCTCCAGCAGCGGGGTTATTCGTGGAAGATGCGCCGTAGAGCCCCAAGTACCATGCAGCCGTGTACGTGCTGCCGGTGAAATACTTGGCGTTCATGTCCTGCAGGCCGACGTTGACCACCAGATTCGGGGTCTCGTCCACCCACTTCAGGTTGCCCTCGGCGTCGCGGCACTCGATGCGGAACACGCCGCCTGCCTTGGTGTTGTCAGTGAACATATCTGCTCCGCATCAGGTAATTTTAATGAGGGCGCTGGACGCATCGGCTGCAGGCATCTGCACATCAAACGCATTGACTGAGGTTTTGTCCGAGCCGAAGTCCAGCACGGCAACTGCCTTGTCACTCTTGCTTGCGTTGTAGATCAGTCCGCCTCGCGCAGTAACAGCGCCCGCCCAAGATGTGTCTGCAAAGTCCACAAACGCCGTGCTGCCTGATAGCTGCACAGTGGCCCCCGTCAATGCGTTGCCGCCCGCCGTATACGCTGCGTCGGTGACTTCGTTCGTGGTGGTGTACTCCGTCGTGTCGGCATTCAGCGTTGCATTGGCCGTATACAGCGCCAGCTTGAACGTATCCGCCGTGAAGTCGTGGACACCCTCAAACAGTTCTTGTTTGAACGACGAGCACAGTGTTTGAAAAATAGCCATGTCGTGCCTTTACTGCACTGGCACGCGGGCTTGCCCGCTGCGGTAGGCATCTTGCCGCTGTTTGCCGTCGCCCAACTGCTTGAGTAGCGCCAACGCTTCGTTGTACTTGGAGGTGTACATGGTCAGCACATCCGCCTCGCCCTTGAGGTAGATATACGCCTCCACCAGCACACCGTACAGAAGCACAGAGTCGAAGTTGTCGCCCAGCCACGTCGTACCTGCGGTCACGATGGACTCCGGCAGGTAGAAGTAGTGCAACTCTGCAGTGTACGCAGCGTCTGGCGTTGGGCCAAGAATGAACGACAGCTCCGTCACAATGTCGGAGCGCGGCCCAAAGATGGCGTAATACTTCGGCAAACCCGTGCTCGTGGGCGTGGGGTACGCCTCACGGATGAAGTTCACATCTTTGTTGAGCAGGTAGTGGTACGCGCCCGTGTTGTCCACCACAGCAAGAGAGTACGTCGAGAGAAAGTCCCCCGGCGTAGACAGGTACTTGTTGCCAGAACTCAAGCTGCCAGTCACGTTCTTGCGTAGATTGGCTACCTGCACCGTGTTGTAGATGCGCTGCTCGGCCTGCTTCGTGAACAGGGGGATGTTCGCGACGAAGTCAGTCTCGTAGTTCTGCACCGTGGAGCAGATCGAGTCTACAAGCTGCGTATAGTTCATAAGCTATTAGGCCATCGGGCCGCGTGCAGTCGTGCCTTTTGTGGCTGCGCCAGTGCCGCGAATCTTAACGCCAGACGTTTTGGTCGGCGGATACTCATCGCTTCGGGTGTTGCCCACGGTCAGCGGAGTCTGCTTCAGGAACTCCTTAGCGCCTTGGACGCCAGCAGGGGCAAGGGTTTTGTACGGAGAAGTAGCCATATCAGCCTCGCTTTTGAGCGGCAATCTTGGCGCGGTTGCGTCCAAGAGCCAGCATATCTTTGTTGGTCTTGCCGGGATTTCCAGGGCCGGGGCCTTTTTGTACAGGAACATTTTTGCCTTGCTGCGTTGCCATAGTCGGCTCCTTATGTGACGGACACGGTGACTGTACCAATATACCCGGTTGCTGCCAAGGCATTTGGCGTATTGCTCACGGCAGAGTTTCCTCCGCCAACCGGGGCCCAGCCCCACTGAAAATCTCGACTGCCAATGCTTGGGTAGCCATCCAAGCCAGTGCCAGAAGTCACGTAACTGCGATCTGGCCGTGGGTTTCTCAGCGCCTGCGGATCATCCACCGGGAAGCTGCCAAGCAGCAACTGAGGGTGATCTGGGTCCCAACACTGCCCGCAGACCAGAATGTTGGTCTTCTTGGTTTTGATGACGATCTCGCGCAGCAGCTTCAGGCGAAAACGGAAGCCGCACCGATCACATTCGCTTATACTGTGCTTGCCAGAAGCAAACTTGTTGCCCATGATCAGCCAATGAACATCTGCCGTGGCACGAATCTTACCGCAGAGCGGTCCCTGTCCTCGTCGGCAGCCAGCATGAACGCCTCGTCGTACTGCGCCTTGAGCACCTGCATACGATCCAGCCCGCCAGGAACCTTCATGCTAAGGTAATAGGCCAGCCCGGCAACCATAGCAGGCAGAAACCTAAAAGGCATGTCCATAGTGTTAACGCCGTCGCCAGCATCTTGAATCCTTCGCAGCCTCCAATAGACCAGAGTGTAGGGCTGCACCGAGTCTGGCACAGGCCAAACAGTGACTTGCGGAGTGTTGAGCCGCTGCACCCAGAGCTGGATCGGACGGGCTTGCGTGAGTTTGTTCGGGATGCTGGAGTAGGTTGAGGAGCTGATCCGCGTGATGGTTAGGTCCGCTTGGGTGGCGGCGTTTCCCGCTCCCGTACGTATAACATGATCCAGAAGGTCAACCGTGTCTGCCGGAAGGGTATACGTAGCTGTACCCGGCGTGAGAAGTTGAGAGCCTTGCTCCAGCGTCCAAAGATTGATGCCCATGTTCGCCCATGCCGCAAACATGAGGTTAAGCGAGCGACGAGCCGTGCGAAGGTCATAGCCAGTCCTAAGCTCCGCGCCGCAGCGCTCAAACGCCTCTTCGACCAGCTCCGCCAGGTCAAGGTTGAATGTTGCGGTTCCAGAGGTAGCCATTTAGCAGTTCCAGGCTTTAAGAGACAGCGCCTTACGGGTAGGACGACCCTTCTCATCTTTCATCGGCCCGGGCATCCCGGACATCCGAGCACAAAACGACTTGCGTCGTGCGGCGTCTTTCTCCGTTTTTGGGTTCGGAGCAGGTGGCTTCAACCCAGGCTTGCTCGGGTTGGCCTTATTGTAGGAGGCCCGCCCCTTGGCGTTGAGACCGCCCTCGGGGTTCTTGCCTTCGCTGCGCGTCCAGGCAGGGGTCTTGCCGCCTTCCTTGAAGACCTTGACCGGCTCGTTTCCGTCCCGCTTGGTGATCTTCTTGGGGTTTACGGCCCCCATGCCCCTGCTGGCTTTCATGTCAGTACATCTTGCACTGCTTGGCGCCGCGAGCCTGACCCCAACCCTTCACAGAGCCGCCTTTGGCATAGCCTTCTTCTGCGCGAATCTGCTGCAGAGACTT